GGCGCGTTCGGTGGGGGGCCGGGAGGCGGTCAAACGCTGCCTGAGCGCGGCGGCGCGGCGCGCAAGCCGGTCAACGATCCGAACGCGGTCAAGCCGGGGATCGGCAAGGCGGCGGAGGTAGGCAAACGGCGCCGCGAACCCTTTCGGCTCGAATGCGCGGCGGATCGCGGAACCGGATCGCGATCGGCACTCGATCGCGCGGGCGGTCACGGCGGTCCGGGTCACGTTTGCGCACGGGCTTCGGAAACAGAAGGCGCGCGTCCTTACAAAACTGCGAAAGGCTACGGCGCCGACGCTCACTAAGGGCCCCGCGATCCTTCGCGGCCCCAACGGCCGGTGGACGGTAGGCCCCGGCGGCGCGGCGGAGCAGGAATCCGAGAAGGGCGCTCCGGTCGCGGTCCCGTTCGAACGGGCGACGGACGGGCAGATTCGGCGGATCAACGCCGCGAAGGGAACGGCGGAAGAGCCGATCAGCGCGATCGTTCCGGTCAAGGGCCTGATCGCGACGCAAGCGACCGTGTTCGACAACGTCGTCGCGGAGACGGCGGCGGAAGAGCGCGAGCTTGAGGGCCCCGGCGTTCCTGCGAACACGTCGAGCCAAGCGGCGATCGACGTGTGGCGCATGGGCGGCGAGACTTTCATCAATGACGGCCATCATCGCGCGGCGGCGGCCTTGTCGGCGGGCAAGAAATACATCCGCGCGAGCGTGACGTATTTGTTTCCAGAGAAGCTCGCGAAGTCGAACGGCGGCGACGATGACGAGCTTGACGACGACGACGTCGAGCCGATCGTCGACGCGCTCGGGCGGGTCGTGCCGGAAGACGAGGACGCGGCGCTTGAGGACACGATGGGCGCCGTCTACGGCGAGAGCGGCAAGGGAATGTTCGCGCAAGTCGGCAACACCGACTCCGAGAGCTTTTTCGGGCATATCAATCAGCGCGCGGTCGACTGGTCGAAAGACAACGTCGCCGAACTGATCTCGGGCGTCGACAGCGCGACGCGCGACGCGATCAGGCGGACGATCACCGCCGACCTTGCGGCGGGCAAGACGCGCGACGAGATCGCGGCGGACCTCGAAGCCAATTGGGCGTTCAACGAGCGGCGTTCGATGCTGATCGCGAACACTGAGATCGCGAACGCTAATTCGCAAGGCGGGCTCGCGGGCGCGAAGACGGCGCGCGATCACCTCGACATTCAGTCTTATAAAGAGTGGCTCGTCGCTGACGAAGAGGCTTGCGAAGACTGCCTCGACAACCGCGACGACGGCCCCATCGCTTTGGATGAAGACTTCTCGTCGGGCGACGACGCGCCGACAGCGCACCCGCATTGCCGGTGCGCGCTGACTTATGTCGCGGCCCCGGCCGACGAAGGCGACGAGGAAGAGTGATGCCGAAGCCGCGCAAGGGCGAGAAAAAGAACGATTACATCAGCCGGTGCGTCCGTGAGGTCATGGGCGAGGGCAAGGATCAAGACGCCGCGCTCGGGCAATGCTTCGGCATGTGGAACGACGCGCACAAGCTCGTGGAGAAAAGCGACATGGACCCCGACGCGCTCCGTTTGTTCATCCCGATTACGAAAGTCAAAGTCGATCAGCGGCTCGTGTACGGGACCGCGACGGCGGAGCTTCCGGATCGCGACGGCGAGATTTGCGACTATGGCACGACGCGGCCGCTCTATCAGAAGTGGTCCGACGAGATCGCCAAAGCCACCGATGGCAAGTCGTTCGGCAACGTGCGCGAGATGCACGGGAACAATGCGGCGGGCAAGCTGACGTCGATCGCCTTCGACGATCCAGGCAGAAAGATCGAGGTATGCGCGAAAGTCGTCGACGACTCGGCGTGGAACAAGGTTCTCGAAGGCGTTTACACTGGATTCAGTCAGGGCGGGCGCTACGTCAAACGCTGGCGCGACGACTCGACGGGGCTCATGCGCTACACGGCCGAGCCGATCGAGATCAGCCTCGTCGATCTGCCGTGTCTGCCGGAAGCGACGTTCGACGTTATCAAAGCTGACGGCGTGGTCGAGCAGCGGCATTTCAAGACGATCGACGAGAAGATCGTCGTCGAGACGTCGACGCTGCGCAAGATTCTCTCGGCGATCGGCTTCACGAGGCGCGATCCGCGCGACGGTCCTCAGCGGGTCCCGGCGACGGAGCTTGTCGACACGGTCGACGCTGAGGACGTCGACAAGGGCGGCGACGCTCCCGGCGAGGGCGATAAGCCGTACGGCAACGTCGAATATGCCGATCCAGGCTACCAGAGCGACGGGAAAAAGCGCTATCCGATCGACACCGAGGCGCATGTTCGGGCGGCTTGGAGCTACGTCAATAAGCCGAAAAACGCGAGCGCTTACACGAGCGATCAGCTTTCGCGGATCAAGGCGAAGATCGTCGCGGCGTGGAAAAAGTTCGATAGCGAAGGCCCGCCGAGCGCGTCCGAGAAAGTCTGGGCGTGGCGCGAAGAGGCCGACGAGGCCCTCGAGGCGGGCGAGCGGGCGCTCGCCGAGCGCACGGCGGCGATCGAGAAGGGCATGTCGTGGGGCGTCGGCTTGCTCGCGCAAGCGTTCGACTTGATCCGGCAGGCGCAGCGCAATTGCGTGATCGAGGGGCGACAAGAGGGCGACGATCCAGGCGACGCGGCTTGCGCGGAGAAGCTCGGCGCGCTCGCGGCGCAGCTTGCCGATTGCATCGCCGAATGCGCTCATCACGAGGGCAATGAATCGATCGACCTCTCGGACGCCGACGACGTCTGGATCAAGGCCGCGAAGATCGTCGAAGCAAACGGAAAAGGAGTTTCGGATATGGACCTTGACGCTCTCAAGCGCATGAGCGCGACGCAAAAGGAAGCCTGCGAAAAGGCGACGATGCACTTCGGCAAAGCGGCCGACTGCTACAAGACGGCGGGCGGGCACCTGAACAAGGCGGCGGCGCACGCGGTCGAGAACCTCAAAGAGGCGGCGGCGGGCGCGGGCACGTTGACGATGAAAAAAGCAGATCACGCCTCCATGCTCGATCATCTGCATAAGGCGCGCGACGCCATGAGCAACGGCGGCGATCATATGGAGATCGGCCAGCACCAGCTCGGCAAGGCCGCGCCGCAGAATTGGGGCGAGGGCCCGAGCGACATCACGGCGCCGGTGGCGGGCGACGAGTACGACGGGACGCGTCCGGTGTTCGGGCGGGCGGCGGCTTCGGGCGGCTACTCGAAAGAGATCGTCGAGCAATTGCTCAAGGCGGAGCAAGAGAAGTCAGCGGCGCTTGCCAAGGCGGCGGCGGCGGAAGCTGTCGCCGAGGTTTACAAGAGCCTCCCCGGCGGTCCTAAGCGGGCGGCGATCGGCTCGTTCTCGGCGGTCGAGAAGTCATTCGCGGCTGGCGCGGGCGGCGGCGACGATCGCGGCGACAAGCTGGCGACCTTGATGAAGGGAGTCAACGTCGAGTCGGACGATCCGGATTCGATCGCGCAAGGCGCAACGCAAATGCTGACGAACATGTTCGCGAATAGCGGCAAGTTCGCTCGCTCGGTCATGGACCCCGGCTTCCACGGCAAGGCCGGGGGCAAGGCTATCAACTGACGATCGACGACTAAGCGCGCGCTTCGGCGCGCGTTGCTCGGGGGAGCTTCACACGACGGCGTGCGCCACGCGGCGCGCGCCGTTTTCTTTTTCACCCGTCGCTCCTGAAAGGAAAACACAATGGGCGATCTGATTCGCGAGGCCCAGCTCGCTCAAGCGCTGGTTGGGAATCAAGACTTTATCTCGGAGCTTTCACGCTCGCTCGGCGCGCTGTCGAAGGCGGACACAATCTCGCAAGCGACGGGTCTGCTCTGGTACGACCTCAGGCCAATCGTGCAACTCTTGTATCCGTTCAAAGAGTTGATTCCGCTGATCTCGAAATTGCCGCGCGTCCCCTATGACGGCGGCTCTATGTTCCACTGGATGCGCGTGATCGGGATCGACGCGCAGGGCAATCAAATGGGCGTCTCCGAAGGCAACCGGGGTAGCCGCATCAGCGTCACGCGTCAGGATCAATCGGCGACATACAAGACGCTCGGGCGTGAATCGAGCGTCACCTTCCAAGCGCGGTGGGGCTCGAAAAATTTAGAGCCCGAGGCGCTGGCGCTGGCAACGCAATCGACGTTGCGCTCGGTTATGATCGGGGAGGAAATCGCCTTAATCAATGGCAATGCGTCGCTCGCGCTCGGGACGTGCTCGACGCCGACCGGCGGCGCGGTGGCGGCTTCGTCGGGCTCGTCGTTCACCACCGGCAACGTCTACGTGATTTGCGTCGCGCTCACCGGCATGGGCTTTCAAGGCTATACGCCGTGGAACAATGCGAATCTCACGGGCGGCATTCCGGGCCAGATCACCAAAACGAACGCGGATGGCTCGCAAGACATTTTCGGCGGCGGCTCGGGTCAGCCTAGCGCCGAAGCAACGTTCCCGGTCACGGCGGGGCAAACCGTAAAGGCGACCGTCAATCCGGTTCCCGGCGCGGTCGCATATGGTTGGTTCGTGTCTCAGGCGAGCGGCACTGAGCGGCTCGCGGCGATCACGCAAAGCAATCAAGCGATCTTCACCAAGCCGGGATCGGCGACGGCGCAACCGCCGACGAGCCTGCAAGTCGCGAGCGCGTATGTCGACAACTCGACGAACGCGCTTTTGCCTGACGGCTTGATCTCGCAAGTCTTCGGCAGCGTGTTCGGAACGGCGGCGTCGCCGCTGATGACGACCAATCCGAACTTGCCCGCTGGCGTGACGCTGGCCGCGTCGGGGGCGCTCGTCTACGCGGCCCCAGCGGGCAATACGGGGCTGACGATCTCGGGCACCAACATCAACGAGTTCGATCTCTTGTTACAGGCCGCTTACGACCAGTACAAAGTCGGATTCAGCCGCGTGCTCATGTCCTCGGTCGACATCGAGGCGTTCACCGGCACGATGTTCGCGCAAGGGACTAACAGCCAGTTCCGCATCTTGTTCGACGCGGAGCGCACGACCGGGCGGATCGTCGCCGGTCATCGCATCACGAGCTATATCAATAAATTCTTCGGCAACACCTTGGATATTGACATTCATCCATTCGTGCCGCCTGGGATGATAATATTCTGGTCTGATCGTGTACCGTATGAATTGAGCGGCGTAACGAACTTATTCGAGGCTCATGTTCGGCAAGACTACTATCAAGTTCAGTGGCCTTTCAGAACGATGCGCTACGAATACGGTGTGTATGTGGACGAAGTCTTCGCGAATTATTTCCTCCCGGCGTTCGCGGTGATTTACAACCTCAGTCCCCCGGCCGGTACGCCGTCGTTCTGAGCGGCGCGGGCGCGATCTGGCGCGGGCGGTCTTCCTCCCTACCGCCTTGTCCAGACGGCCGCGCGCTCGCTGGTTTCCCCCTAGCGGCGGGCGCGCGTCTTTTTCTCTAACCGAGAGGCGACTTCGATGAAGGTCAAGATCCCCGAATATGCGTCGTTCAGCGTCGAAGGTCAGAGCTTCGAACCGGACGCCGATGGCGCTTACGACATTCCAGACGTGCTCGTGCCGAAGATCGCGGCGGCGGGCGTGAAGTTCGCTCCGGTCGAGACGAAGGCGGCGGCGAAGCCAGCGGAGCACGCGGCCCCGCAGGCGCCGCACGCGGCCCCGCACAAGGGCTGATCGTTGTCGTCGCAAGACCTCTGCTCCCTCGCCCAGCTCAAAGCGTGGCTCGGGATACCGGCGACGACGACGACGAACGACGCGGCGCTCGGGCTCATGATCTCGGCGGCGTCGCGGGCGATCATGGCGTATCTGGCGCGGCCGTCGATTCTTCCGCGCTCATACGTCGAGCGGTACGACGGGCAAGGCTCGCAACGGATCCTGTTGCGCAACTGGCCGGTGCTCTCGATCGCGTCGCTCTACGTGTGGGATCGGCTGATGCAGCCCTCGCCCCCTCCGCCGTCGTCGGGCGTGCCGAGCGGTTATCTCGTCTCGCCGTGGAACGGGGCGCCGCCGGGATCGATGCAATGGGTCGACCTGTACGATTCGATCTCGCTGTTCGGCAACTATTACGATCGCGGTCAGCAATCGATCTCGGTCAATTACTCGGCGGGCTACGCGGTGACGAACGAGCCCGCGACGATCCCCGTCGCCCCGGGCCCGTATCAGATCGCGGCGCTCGCCCCCTATGGCGATTGGGGGCTCGACATGGGCGTCACGAACGCCGCCACCGGGCTTGCGATGGCGGCGACGTCTCAAGCTCCACAGCAAGGGCAATACTCGGTCAGCGGCGGCCTATACCTGTTTAACGCGGCGGACGCGGGCGCGGCGGTCCTCTTGAGCTATGGCTTCGTTCCCTACGATCTCGCGCAAGCGACAATGGAGATCGCGGCGGAGCGCTGGACGTATCGCGGGCGGATCGGGCTTCGCTCGCAATCGCTCGCCGGTCAGGAGACGATCTCTTACGGCTGGCCGAGCGGCTCGATCATCACGGGCGGCGACTCCGGCCCCGCCGGATCGATCCCCGCGTATCTGCAAACGATGATCGCGCCCTATCGCGCGGTCGTGGTCCCGCTGCCCGCATGAGCGACGGAATCTCGATCTCGATCACGGTCGAAGACTCGGCCGTGATCGCGAAGTTCGATTCGATGGATGAAGACCTCCACGACGAGCTTCTCAAGGCGTGCACTGAGCTTGCGCGCGACGTCGCGGACGTGGTGCGGCGGAAATTGTCGGGCGACGTGCTCGGCGTGGTCACGGGCAACCTCAGGCGCTCGATCTTTCAAGACACGCAAGACTTGGGGAAGGCGGTTTTCGGCCGCGTGTACGGCGCGGCCGATGTGCCGTATGGCGGAATTCATGAATTCGGCGGGATGACGAGCCCGCACGAGATCATCGCGCGCAACGCGAAAGCGCTCCGGTTCATCATGGGCGGGGCGGAAGTCTACCGGCAGCGCGTCAATCATCCGGGTTCGAAGTTTCCCGAGCGCTCGTTCATGCGCTCGTCGTTCGACGACATGAAAACAGAGATCGAGGACCGCTTGCGCGCGGCGGTCCTCGCGGCGGTGCAACGCTCATGAACATTGCAGTCCCTCAAGCGACGGTTCCCGCGATGCGCGAGCCGGTGTGCGAAGCCGTGTTCGCGATCTTCTCGGCGGCGTACCCGTGGAACAACACGCCCTCGAGGCGGCTCAGAATGTGGGATCAGGTCCCACCGGAAGAGCGCCCCGCATACTTTCAATTCGAACGCGGCGCCGAGACGTTCGATTGGAAGTCGAACCTCGTCAGCCCCAAGCGCACGTTCGAAATTTGGGAGTTCTTCTACATCGCGGCGTCTGACGAGAATCCCGGCGCTCCGCAAGTCACCGCGATCCTCGATGCGATCGATTGGGCCATGCGGCCTCCGGTCGGCCCGCTCGGGCGGCTGACGCTCGGAGGGATCGCGTTTCAAGCGCGCATCAAATCCGTGCCGATCAAGGAACCCGGCGATCTCAACGGCACCGGCATCGTCGTCGCTCAAGTCGAGATCGTCTTACCCTAACAGGAGCAAAGAACATGGCTACTCCGCTTGCCGTCTTCGGGCCGGGAGTTGTGATCGTGACGCGGACGGACGTCTCGCCCTCGCCTGCGGTGAACGTCGGCTATGCGCAAGAGCTTTCGCTCGACGCGTCAGGAACAACCAAAAATCTGTTCGGGCAAAACCAGTATCCGTTGGTTTCGGCCCGCGGCACCGTCAAGGTGACGGGGAAAGTCAAGGCGGCGGTCGTCTCGGGAATTGCTTTCAATAACATTTTCTTCGGCAATTCCTTCACGGTCGGCGGCGATAACTACTACATCGGCGAGCCGCACACGCCGACCGGCACGCCGCCCGTCGCAACGATGACCCATGTCACCGGCGGGATCGTCGATCTCGGCGTCACGTATCAGGCGAGCGGACTTCCGCTCGTGCGGGTCGCTGCGGGCTCGGAAGCGCTCGGCAAGTATTCGCTCGTGGCCACGACAGGGATTTACACGTTCGCGACCGGCGACACGACGCCGATGCTGTTCACTTATTCGAACTTCGCGTCGACGGGCTCGGGGCAGCAACTTAACGTGACCAACCAACCGATAGGTTTTACGCCAACTTTTCAACTCGACTATTGGGTGAACCTCAATCAGCCGGGGCCTAAGCCGTTCTCGATTCGGGTATTCGCCTGCGTCGCCAGCAAGCTGGCGATGGCGGGGAAACTGGAAGACTACATGATGCCAGAGTTTGACTTCGACGCGTTTGCGAATAACGCGGGCCAAGTCTTCAATTTCAACTTCCCGGAGGTTTCTTAATCTTGATCGACGGGCACACAACTTTCGCTCTCGGCGGCAAGTCGTGGAGCGTGCCGCCGCTGCCGTGGCGGGTCGTCAAGCGGATCGAGCCGTCAATGCTGGCGCTCTACAAAGAGGCGAAGCGGGCTGAAGTCGATCTCGAATTGAAGACGGACTTTCTCGACATGCTCGCGACGGTCGTGTTCCACGTGCTCGAATGCGCGGACTCGCACGACGGCGATCCTCCGCCGACGCGCGAGGCGTTCGAAGACCTCCCGTTCCACTCGCGCGATCTGCTCGCGCTCTTGCCGCGCGTCGGCGCAGCGTGCGGCTTGCAAAAGGCCAAACCGAACGGCGCGGGCGCGGGTGAGAGTGACGAGGGAAAACCGATTGGAACGACTTAGTCGCTTACGCGTGCATGTCGACGGGCTGGACCGCGAATCAAGTTCTCGACGAAATGACGTGGCCGCTCTGGCAAGCGTTCCATGACGAGTGGACTGAGCGGCCGCCCGTTCACTGGTTGGTTGCGGGTGCATTGGACTATCAGCCGCCCGCGAGCGCTAAGTTCGGAGCGCGATCGTCGACGGATTCGTACATGACAATCGAAGCGGCTCGCGAATGGCAGCGGCGCACGGGCGGCATGATCCCCGGCGTGGCGCCGCTCGGGCTCGGGAAGGTTTCTTAAATGGCTTCGGATTTAGAAATTTTATTTGGCGGAGACGCCAGCGGCCTGCTGGCGACGATCAGCGAAGTCAAATCGGCGCTCGGCTCGATCGGCGGCGCGGCGCACGAGGCGGGCGGCGAAGCCGAAGGCGGATTCGCTGGCCTTGTCGAGGGCTTGAAAGGCGGGCTTGAGGCGCTTGAGGGCCTGAAGGGCGCGCTTGAGGACTTCACGCGGCTGGCGGCGGCGGCGTTCGCGGTCCACGAGCTAGAGGAATTCGTCGAAGCAATGGCGAATCTCGGCCTGCAGACCGAGAAGGCGATGAAGATTCTCGGGCTGTCGGCCGAGGACGTCGCCGCGCTGTCGATCGTCGCGGAAGAGTCGGGCACCTCGATCGAGATGCTCGATCGCATGTTTGGGCGCATGGCGCGCGGGATCGAAGAGGGATCGAAGAACGCCAAGGCGGCGGTCGCGACGCTCGGGCTCTCGTTCGAACAATTGCAGGGCATGAGCCTGAAAGAGCAGATCGAGGCGATCGCGAACGCGTTCGACAAGCTCCCTGACGGCGTGCTGAAAACCGTCGCGGCGCAAGAGCTATTCGGGCGCGGCGGGCCGGAAGTGCTTCTCGCGCTCGACAAGCTCAAAGACGGCTTTCAGACATGGGAGCAACTCGCGCGCGATCTCGGAATCGCGCTCGACGAGGGCACGCTCGCGGCAATGGGGCGGACGCACGCCGAAGCAACCGAATTCGGCAAGGCGTTGGAGGCGGTCGGCGTCTCGATCTATGCCGACCTCGTCGGGCCGATCAACGGCACGATCATGGCGCTAAGGGATTGGACCGCGGAATTCGCGGCGGCGGCGTCGCAACCGGGAATCCTCAGGTCGGCGCTCGAATTGCTCGACGTGGCGTTAAAGGCGCTGCTCGTCGCGCTTGAGGCGGTCGTCGCGGGCGTGATCGTGACCTTCAACGTGTTCAATCTACTTTTGAACGGGATTCAGGCGCTCGCGACCGGCTTCGAAACGCTCGTCACGGAATCGATCAAGCCAGCGGCGCAAGTGCTGGCTGACTTCGAAGACGGCTTTTCGAAGCTCGCCAGCCGCGATTTCAGCGGCGCGATGGCGGCGTTCGGCAAGGCGATGAACGAGCCGCTGATCGACACGCAAAAGGCGTGGGACAAGACGCTAGAGGGGATGAAAGCGTCTTGGGAGAAATACATTCAAGCGAACCACGACGCGCTGCAAAAGTTCAACAATGAATTTAACGCGACGATCGGCAACGTCGACAGGACGTCGTCGGCGACCGAGAAGCTCGACGACAAGACTAAGGCGGCGGCGGAGGCGGCGGCGGAGCTTCGGCGCAAGTGGGAAGAGGTGCTCGGCTCGGTCAAGGACTCGGGCAGCGAGATCGAGCAACTGAACGAGAAGATCGACACCCTGCAAAAAGGGATCGCGGCGGGGCTCGCGACCGCGTCGGGCGAGCTTGGGCCCGCCGCCGTGGGCCCGAAGGCGGCGGCGGGCGACGTCGGATTCCTCAAGGCTCGGGCGGGCGCGCTCGACGTCGCAGACCTCAATGAAAGATACGCGGCGAGCCTCGTCGAAGCGTTGAAGGCGGCGGAAGCGGCGACGGGGCAGACGGCGAAGCTGTCGAGCGCTTTTCGGACTTATGAAGAGCAGGCGAAGATTTACGCCGAGCACGCCGCTATGCCGGGTGGAATCGAGATGCACCCCGCCGCGAAGCCGGGAACGTCGCTTCACGAATACGGCGGCGCGGTCGATCTCACGGCGGGCGCCGTGCTCGATTGGCTTCACGCGCACATTAAGGACTTCCCCGGCCTCGAATTCTTGGGCGGCACGACAGGCGCGCGCGATCCGGGGCATTTGCAGATCAAGGGCGGGCTTGAGGGGATCGGGGCGGCGGGCGCGACGACGCGGGACCGCACCAAAGAGGCGGGCGCGGCGATCGACGATCTGACCGACAAGCGGACGAAACTGCAAGAGAAAGAGGCGGGCGGCAGCGAGGCCGAGAAGGCGAAGATCAAGGCGCTGGAAGAGGAAGCGCGCGGCGCGGGAAACGTCCTCAAGGCCGACGAAGAACAAGTCAAGCTGCTCGAAAAACAGCTTGCGATGTACCGCACGGCGGAGGCGCGGGCGCCGATCGAGCAGAAGCTCGCCGAGGCGAGGATCAAGCTCGCTGAAGACGAGAACAAGGCCAAAGAGGCCGGGCTTAAAATCGACGTCGAAAAGGCGAAGGGCACGGGCGATCCAGCGAAAGAACACGCGGCGCAAATGGCGCTCGACGACGCGAAGATCGCGTCCGCGAAAGCGCGCTATGGCGCGGAATCGGCCGAAGCTAAAAAGGCGCTGGCTGAGAAAGAAGCTGACGAAAACAAATTTGCCTCCGAGACTTCGAAACTGACGAAAGAGCAACTCGACGAGGCGATCAAGGCGGCCAAGGACAAGGCCGAGCAAACGAAAAAGACGCTCGACGACGAGCTAGAGCACGGCAAAATCTCGATCAGCGCGTATCTGGCGGCAGTCAAGGCGGCGAACGCGGAAGAACTGGCCGACACGAATAAGCTCTACGATCAAGAGAAAGCGCTCGCGGGGCAGTCGGCGACTGAGAGAATCGCGATCGAGAACAAAAAAGCCGACGCGATACGCGAAGCCAACGACAAGCTGGCCGAGGACGAGCGCAAGGCGGCGAACAAGGCCGAGAGCGAGTGGAAGTCGGCGATCTCGTCGATCGTGTCGAGCTTCACCAGCGCGATTAAGGGCATGGTGACCGGTCACGAGACGTTCCGGCAATCGATGCAAAAAATGCTGTCGAGCCTCGTCGACAAGTTCATCGATATGTGCGGCAAGATGCTTGAGAAATGGATCACGACCCAGCTCGCGCAGACTGCTGTAGCGCAGACCCAAACGGCGGTGCGGACGGCGGCGGAACAGGCCGGATCGACGGCGGGCATGGCGGCGAACATGGCGTCAATGCTCAAGTCGGTTTTTGCCAGCGCGGGTCAAGCCTTCGCTGGCGTCTTCGGGTTTCTTAGCCCGATCATGGGACCGGCGGCGGCGGGCCCTGCAGCGGCGGCGGAATCGACGGTCATCGGCACGGGCTCGTCGCTAATTTCGTCGGCCGACATTGGCATGTGGCGCGTTCCGAGCGATCAACTGGCGCTCGTGCATCGCAGCGAATTGATTATGCCGGCGGCGCAAGCGGACAGCTTCCGCGCGATGCTGTCGGGCGGCAACCCGATCGGCGCGGGCGGCGGCATGTCGGGCGTCAGCATTCATCCGTCGATTCAGATGAAGGTCGGCGCGATCGACGCGGGCGGCTTCAAGCAATGGTTTTCGAGCAATCAGCGCGAGATCATGAAGAGCATGAACAGTAGCGTCCGTCAGGGCGCGCACCTCGGCTTGAAAGCTCTTACGTGACGTTTCCGGTTTTCCCTGTCCTTCACGGGCAGTCGATCACCGTTCACAAGAAACCGCGCTGGGCGACCGGCGTCGCGCAACATGCGAGCGGACGGGAGTCGCGCGTCGGCAAGTACCGTCTGCCGCAGTTCGATTTCGAACTGGAATTCGAGGGGCTCGACGCGAGCGGCCTACCGGGCGGATATGGGTCCTACGGCGGGCTCGGCGCTCAGAGCTATCAGACGCTCGCGGCGTTCTACAATCAGATGCAGGGACCGGCCTTGCCGTTCCTATACGTCGATCCGACCGACAACACGGTCACGCATCAATTCGTCGCCGTCAGCGACAACGTGACGACGTCGTTCCCGCTCTTGCGTTCGATCGGCTCGTATTTCGGGGTGGTCGACTACGTCACCAGCCTGTCGCAAGTCTACGTCAACGGCATTCCGCAGACGGGATGGAGCCTGACGCTGCCGAACACGCTGCGGCTGGCGGGTCCGGCTTACGGCCTGACGATCACGGCTGACTTTTCGTTCGCGTATCTCGTGCGATTTTCCGACGAGGTGCTCGACTTCGAAGAGTTCATGCAATTGCTGATGACCTGCAAGACGGTCAAGCTCGCGGGCGTGCGGGCCAAGCCGTACTTGCGCACCGACGTCCTCTATATCGCGCCGAATCAGCCCTATGGCTCGCCCACGCCGCAGACATGGGTCGCGCCCCCGGACTTCAACCCCTACGACAACATCGTGCATTGCATCGGCGGCGGCGCGGGCGGCGGCTACACCAGCGGCGGCCTGCTGTGGGGCTCTCCCGGCGGCGGCGGCGGCGGCTACGCGGCGCGCTACAACGCGCCGGTTCAGCCGGGGCAGGCGATCCAATTCCAAGTCGGGCGGGGCGGCATTCAGAGCTTCGAGGCGGACGGCTCCGAGTGGGGATTCCCCGGCGAGCCGACGATTTTCAACCTCGCTGCGAACGTGAACGATCGCGGCTATTGCGCAGCGCGTGAGGGGCGTTGCGATCCATTCGACACGTCGGGCGGCGTCGACAACATCGGCGACCTCGTCCACGACGGCGGTAACGGCTCGCTCGGCCCCTATCAGAACAACTCGGGCGGCGGCGGCGGCGGGGCTGCCGGTCCGCACGGCCCCGGCGGCGACGGCTATGACTTGCCGCACGACCCCGACGAGCCGCAAGGATCGAGCGGCGGATTCTGGACCGCCGGGTGGGGCGGCGGCGGTTGCGGCGGCGGCGCGGCGGACGGCGGCGGCTTCCAGCCGATCCCTATCAACGCGCCTCCCGGCAGTTGGGACACGTCGGGGCGGCCGATCCGGCAAAACGGCGGCCTCATCGGCGGCCTCGGCGGCAAGGGCGCGCTTGCCGTCAATCCTGGCGCGGGCGCGGGCGGCGATGGCGGCGACACGTCGCCGATCATGTGCCCGCCAACCGGCAAGTGTGACGGCGGTTGGGGCTACGAAGGCGGGCGCGGAACCGTGTGGGGCGCG